AATTATCTCCGGAGGGAGATTTTCTCAGTACTTTCTAAGCCCACCAGATTTAAACTTTAGTCTTTGTTCGTTTAAACTGCTAGTTCTTCCTTTCGTTGCGTCGGTTATCTCCTTTCAAAGAATTTTTACCAAGACTAATAGTTCGATTTGATGGGTTTAAAAAGTACTGAGGATGCATTTACAAATGGAGGATGTTTTATATGGGTAAAAAGAAGCGTACCTCTATTGCCTCTACACCTGAGGAACGAGAGAATATATTAATCTCGTTAGCTTATGATGCTGCTGAGGAACGAATAAGAAGTGGTAAAGCATCTTCACAGGAGATAATACATTTTCTAAAGATGGGTTCGTCTCGAAACGAATTAGAGATGGAGAAGTTAAAGAATGAGAATGAAGTATTAAGGGCTAAAGCCGATGCAATAGGTTCTCAGCAAGAGATGAAGGAGATGTACAGCGAGGCAATGAAGGCATTTAAAGTGTACAGTGGGCAAGAGGAAGAAGATGAGTACTAGAACATATGAAGAACTTATAAGTATTCCAGACTATGATGGCCGAATAAAATATCTGCAAACAAATAATGTAATTGGGGAAGATACTTTTGGAGGGTCAAGAATATTAAATCAAATATTTTACAAGTCTGATGAATGGAAAGCTCTTAGACGAGATGCTATCATTCGAGATAAAGATAATGATTTAGGAATTCCTGGTATGAAAATAGTAGGTAAAGTATATGTGCATCACATAGAACCAATAACTAAGGAAGATTTATTATCTCGAAATGATAAAGTGTTATCGCTAGATAATGTTATTTGCTGTTCAGATATAACACATAAAAGAATACATTATGGTGACTCTGAAGAAGAAATACGAAAGTTATCTGGTGATAGACAAATAAGCGATACTAAATTATGGTAGGAGGTTAATATAAAATACAGATTGAATAAGGGCGCAAGAGTACATTCTCAACCGACATTAGATAGCCCTACTATAATTGAATTAAATTCTGGAACTATAATCGACGGAAAAGTGGTAGATAAGTTTATAGAGTTTAAAGCTCTTATAGTTTTTGGTAAACCAATGATTGGATATGTTTCAGAGAAGTTAGTTGATAAAATAAAAAAAGAAGTTGGGGTATAAATTATGGCATTGTCGACACCAATCTTAACTTCTGTAAAAAACTATTTAGGCATACATAAAGAGGATGATTCATTTGATGAAATATTAATAGACAATACAAGAATGAGTCTACTTGAAATGACAGACATAGGTGTTATTGATGATGCTGGTGGCGAACCGGATTTTAGTGAGGTTACAAATAAAACAACATGGGAAGAAGTAATGAAAAAGTTGTATCCAAAATTGGATTCAAAAGTTAAGAATTTATTGCCATATGTTGAAACTTTTATTTGTATATCTGTAAGATTATTATTTGACCCACCGGCTTCAAAGATAATTTTACAGATGCTAAAGGATAAAAAAAATGAATTAATATATCGTCTAAATAGACATTTAGATGAAACTACATGGACTGGAGGTGATAAGAATGGATAATGAATTAAAACATTTTAACCAAAATCATGGAAAAGATGGACGGTTTACCTTTGGTTCTGGAGGTTCTAAATCACTACATAAACTCGCAAGTAAAAAGCTTAAAGATACGAACAAAGAGTATAAAGGTCCATTTAAAGATGCTAGAAAAAAAGCAGATAAAAAACAGAATATTAAGATTCGTATTGCTAGAGCTAAAGTTGCTAATATTAAGAAAAATATGGATGAGCGAAATACCGAACATGTAAAAAAAGAAATCAGAGAAGCGATAATAGAGGGAAATGCAAAAAAAGTCATGAAGAATTATCGCTCGATGACAACTGATGAATTACAAGAGGCTAAGAAAAGAATCACATTAATTAACGATTTGAATAAGATATCTAAAGATTCAGATAAATCGTTTATTAAGAAACTTTTAAATACGGACACAAAGAAGGTTGGCGGCTTCTTAGACTTGGCTAATAAAGGAATGGATACATATGGTAAATATTCAAAGTTTAAAAAAGAATTAGCTGATGCTAATACTTCGAATAAAGTTCAAAATGTTATAGAAAAATATAAAGATGTTGAACTTCCAGACGATGGATATGTACCTAAACCTATGAAACCAGATAAGAGATAATGGCATTATCTAATACTGCAATCCCAATTTATTATGGCGAATTTCGTGATAAAGTTCTTCGTGGCGAGATAGTAGTAAATGAATGGATTTCTATGGAAATGAATCGTATAGATGAACTTATAGCAGATCCAAGATATTACTATGATGATAAGGCAATTGATGGATATGTTAAATACTGTGAGAATGAATTAACATTAACCGATGGTGGTGATTTAAAGTTATTGGATTCATTCAAACTATGGGCGGAGTCTGCATTATCTTGGTTTTATTTTGTTGACCAAAAAGTATTTGTCCCAGGTAAGCATGGGTCTAGCGGTAGATATGTTATAAAGAAAAAAAAGAAACGTTTAGTTAATAAACAATATTTGATAGTTGCCAGAGGCGCAGCTAAATCTATATATGGCTCAACAATTCAAAGTTTTTTCTTAAATATAGATACTTCTACAACCCATCAAATAACAACAGCACCAACTATGAAACAAGCAGATGAAATATTATCACCAATTAGAACTGCAATTACTAGAGCTCGAGGTCCATTATTTAAATTTTTAACGGACGGTTCGATGCAAAATACTACTGGTAGTGCGATGAATAGACAAAAACTAGCATCCACTAAAAAAGGTATTGAGAATTTATTGACTGGTTCATTGTTAGAAATAAGGCCAATGTCTATAAATAAGTTGCAGGGGCTACGGTGTAAGATTGCAACTGTAGATGAGTGGTTATCTGGAGATATTAGAGAAGACCCAATTGGCGCGATTGAACAGGGTGCATCAAAGATAGACGATTGGTTAATTATAGCTACGAGTTCTGAGGGAACAGTTAGAAATGGTTCTGGTGATAATATCAAAATGGAGTTAAAAAGTATACTTCGAGGGGATTATTATGCACCACATATATCGATCTGGTATTATTGTTTAGATGATGTAAGGGAAGTTGGCGATCCAGATATGTGGATTAAGGCTAATCCAAATCTTGGAAAGACTGTATCCTATGAAACATATCAATTGGATGTGGAAAGAGCCGAGAATAATCCAGCTGCACGAAATGATATTTTAGCAAAAAGATTCGGAATACCAATGGAGGGATATACATATTTCTTTACATATGAGGAAACATTACCACATATGCGTAGAGATTATTGGAATATGCCTTGTGCTCTTGGTGCTGATTTATCCCAGGGTGACGACTTCTGTGCATTTACATTCCTATTCCCATTGAGACAAGATGAATTTGGTATTAAGACCAGAAGCTATATAACAAGTAGAACTTTTGGAAATCTTCCATCTGCTATGGCGGTTAAATATCAAGAATTTATCAATGAGGGAAGTTTAGTTGTATTTGAAGGTACAACATTGGAAATGATGGATGTATATGATGATTTAGACAAATATATTATAGATTGTGGGTATGAAGTAAATTGCTTTGGGTATGACCCATATAATGCACAAGAATTTGTAGCTAGATGGTGTAATGAAAATGGTAGTTATGGTGTTGAGAAAGTTATACAGGGTAGTAAAACTGAATCAGTACCACTTGGCGAATTAAAGAATTTATCAGAAGATAGACTTCTATTATTTGACCAATCGCTTATGTCGTTTGCGATGGGTAATTGTATAGTTTTGGAGGATACTAATGGTAATCGAAAACTATATAAAAAACGACATGATCAAAAAATAGATAATGTTGCTGCTATGATGGATGCCTATGTGGCATGGAAAAGAAACAAGGAGATGTTTTAAATGAGTGAGATAAAACACGGTCGTGGACCAAACAAAAGACATAAGTATATCAAAATAATTAATGGTAAATATATATATCCAGAAGATTTAATTAAAAAAGGTAAGAAAGCTGCTTTAACAGTTAAAGATGAATTAAATAATGTTAAAGCTGATTCAAAAAAAATGATTAAGCGTGGTCGTGCAATTTATGATAATAATTTTACCGAATCCGGTAAAAAACGAGTTGCTAAGCAAATAGGCACAGTTGATAAAGTTGGTCGAGAAATTACGAATTATGTTAGACGTTCTACAAATACACCACTTAATAATACACAACAGATTTATAAGAAGATACCAAAAAATAAAAAACAACTAAGACGTTTTGCTAAAAAAATAACTAATAAATCCGTTGATTATGGCAGATATTTAAAAAAAGATGCCAAGAATGAATATCGCAAGTATCAAACGAATAAAGCTAAAAAACTTGGTGTTGTGGGGTCTATTGTTAAAAGAGCAGATTACGAACGTAAAATTAGACAGAAAAATGGCGGATATGCAGCACCTAAGAGTGCATTAGAAAAGCGTGCTGAAAATATTTCAAGAATAAATCAAAGAAATGGAAAAAATTCAAAGCGTAGTAAAAATAAATATGGTAATGATGCTGCTGGAAAAATTGCTAATGCTGCGTCTTCGGCTAGAAGGAATACGGCAAGATCCAATAACTATGGATATGATAGGACTACGGAATATGGTAGACGAAAAATGAATACTACCAATCGTGCGGCTGAAAAAGCATTCAACTCTATGAAGATGCCTAAAGTTAGAAAGGTGAAGAAGTCTAAATTATCAGAATTCAAGAAGAAATTAAAAAAGTAAGGAGATAACACATGGCATCTATAACAGAACGTATAAGTAGAGCGTGGAATGCGTTCACATCCCGTGACCCGACAATCCGCGACTATAATTATGGTTCATCGTATGGAATGCTAATGGATAGACCGTCAATAACTAGTAGTAGGAATAATACAATTATTAATTCTATATATAATAGAATAGCTACTAGTGTTGCTGCAGTTGATATAATCCATGCTGAGATTGATGAAAATAATAATTTTTTAGCTCCGATAGATTCTGGCTTAAACGAGTGCTTATCATTAAGCGCAAATATAGACCAGTCTGGTAGACAATTTATTATTGATTCAGTCTTAACTCTATTGGATGAAGGTACCATATGTATAGTTCCAGTAGACAAAGATATTCCGAAAGATGATACTGAAGATGAAGAAATTCTATCTATGCGAGTTGGTAAGATTGTTACATGGTATCCGAAGATGGTTAAGGTTAACTTATATAATGAGGAGACCGGGATGAGGGAAGATATTATATTACCTAAAAGTGATGTGGCGATCATCGAGAATCCATTCTATACAACAATGAATGCTCCGAATTCTACTGCAAAAAGATTAATCCATAAAATGAATTTGTTGGATGGATTAGATAACGATGCGTGTTCTGGAAAACTAGATATAATTTTACAGTTACCATATGTTGTAAAAACAGATGCTAGAAGGAAGGAAGCGCAGAAAAGAATTGCAGAAATTGAAGACCAGCTTAAAAACCATAAGTATGGTATAGCTTATACTGATGGAACCGAAAAGATAGTACAATTGAATAGACCAATTGAAAATCAGTTGCAAAAACAAATAGAATATCTAACTAATCTTTTATTTGGTCAGTTGGGAATAAGTCCTAAAATATTAGATGGTTCTGCGGATGAACAAACAATGCTTAATTTTCATGCGAACACGTTAGAGCCTATACTTATGGCATTAACTGATGAACTTACTAGAAAATTCTTGAAATATAAAGATGAAAAAGTATTATTCATTAAGAATCCATTTAAGTTAGTTCCAGTCAATCGGATAGCAGATATCGCAGATAGAATGACTAGAAATGAAATCATGACATCTAATGAGGTTCGTTCAATAATTGGTTTCAGACCATCAACAGACCCAAATGCTGACGAGTTAAGAAATAAAAATATAAATCAGAGTAACGCAGAATATGCGGAAACTCAAAATGAATATGGAGAGGAGGAATAATATGCCGGTACAGTATCCTAGTTGGTTGCCCGGAAAGCCGGACTTTAGTGGTTGGGCGACAAGAAATGATATAAAATGCACAGATGGTGTCACCATTCGACATGATGCATTTGTCGAACAAAACGGTAAAAAAGTACCATTGGTTTGGCAGCATAAACATGATGAACCAGTATCTATATTAGGGCATGCATATTTGGAAAATAGACCAAAAGGCGTATATGCATATGCATATTGCAATGATACTGAATCTGGAGAGCATGCTAAGAATGTTGTTCGACACGGAGATGTTTCTAACTTCTCCATTTTCGCAAATAAGCTTAAGAAAATTGGGCAAAATATAATGCATGGAACAATTAGAGAAGTTAGTTTAGTTATAGCTGGAGCAAATCCAGGAGCTACTATAGATGTTCCATACATAGAGCATGTATATTCGGATGAAGATATTACTGAAGCATATATTTATCATGATGATGATGAATTATATGTATCACAAAGTGATGATGGAGGTAAAATGAGTAATAGAACAGTTGGTGATGTAGTAGATAGCATGACTGATGAGCAGAGAGACGCAATGGAATTTATGATTCAGGCTAGTCTAGAAGAAGCTCTATCGTATAGCGATGAAGACTACAAAGATGATGAAGAGTATGTATACGTAGATGAAAATGGTAATGTTGTTGACGTTGATGATGACGATGATGACGATGATGATGAAGAGTATGTATACGTAGATGAAAATGGTAATATTGTTGACGTTGATGATGACGAAGATGATGCGGAGGATGATAGCGTGAGACACAACGTATTTGAAAAGGATTATGAGGTTTATGCAGATGATTACATCAGCCATGCTGAGTTTGCAGCAGTTGTTGAAGATGCTAGCAAGTCTGGAAGAAGTTCGCTAGAGGCTGCTCTGAATGATGCATTCGGTGAAGATGTAATTCAGCATGCATTCCCAAAGAATGATGATGGTAGCGATCAGAAGTATGGTATGAGTAATATTGGATATCTGTTCCCAGATGCTAGAATGACTGAGGAGATGCCTGGATTTATTAAGAGGGATACTGGATGGGTATCCAACTTCCTGAATGCAGCATATAGATCGCCATTCAGCAGAATCAAGTCCGTATTTGCAAATATTACAGAAGATGAAGCTAGAGCTAAGGGATATATTAAGGGTAAGGAAAAAGCCGATGAGGTATTTATCCTCCTTAAGAGAACTACAGCTCCTTGTACTGTATATAAGAAGCAGAAGATTGATAGGGATGATATTCTTGATATCACATCATTTGATGTTGTAAGACTTATTAAGGCTGAGATGAGAATTATGCTTGATGAGGAAATAGCAAGAGCCGCACTAATCGGTGATGGAAGAGCGGCTTCGCATGCTGATAAGATCAAGGAAGATGGAATTCGTCCAATTGCTAAGGATGCTGAGTTATATAATATCAGAGTTGACTTAACAGTTAAGACTGCTGATGATTCAACAAAGAGAGCTCAAACATTTATTGATGCTATGATTAAGACCAGAAAGAAGTATAAGGGAACTGGTAAGCCAACCCTTTACATCACCGAGGATATGCTTGCAGACCTACAGCTGATGAGAGATACTACTGGCAGAGACCTATTTACATCTGTAGACCAGATTGCTAATAAGCTAAGAGTTAAGGAGATTGTATCTGTTCCAATCTTTGACGGATTTAAGCTCGATACCGATAAATCACTAGTCGCAATTATGGTAAACCCATATGATTACGGATTCGGTACAGATAAGGGCGGTGAGGTTAGCATGTTTGATAATTTCGACATCGACTTCAACCAGTATAAGTATCTAATGGAGACAAGATGCTCTGGTGCTCTTAGAGTTCCTTACTCAGCAATCACAGTAACAATGAAGGCTACTGCTTAATTAGATAAGTAGGAGAAATTCAAAATGGCGAAATTTTTTGGAAAGATTGGCTTTGCTAACACCGAAGAAACATCGCCTGGCGTATGGGTAGGCGTGGTAGAGCGTCCGTACTATGGTGATGTTCTTAGTAGAGGAATGAATGTCATGTCTACAGAACAAGTCAATAAGGACATTTCTATTACTAATAGAATAAGCATCATTGCTGACCCATATGCTTATGAGAACTTTTCGGCTATGCGGTATATCAAGTTTATGAATGCCGCATGGTCTATTAATTCGGTGGATGCCCAATATCCAAGACTTATTCTAAATATCGGAGGCATATACAATGGAGAGACGTTATAAATTAAATGAAGCCTTGCAAAAGGTTCTTGGCTCTAAAAATGTATATTTCCAGCCGTCCGAAAATGTCAAACTACAATATGATTGTATTATATACAAACGAGGTAAAGCTAGAAAAATTAGAGCTGATAATAAAAGATATATAAATCATGAGTTCTATGAACTTGTAGTTATTACTCGTAATCCCGATAGTCATATTGCGGATGACTTAGAACAAGCATTTGAATATTGCGAGCATCAAAGAAGTTATATCGCAAATGGGTTATACCATCATGTGATATATTTATATTATTAAATATGGAGGATAAAAAACTATGGGTAAACAGTTAGTTTGGGATGCAGTTGGCGAGCATTATTTCGAAGCCGGAGTCGATAAGGTTGCACTATTCCCTTATAAGAATAATGCATATGACAAGGGTGTTGCTTGGTCCGGTGTTACTGCAATCAATGAAAAGCCATCTGGTGCAGAAGCTACTGATCAGTTTGCTGATAATGGTAAGTATCTTGTAATCCGTTCAGCAGAGGACTTTGGTTTTACAATTGAGGCATTCCAGTCGCCAGCAGAGTTTGATGCTTGCGATGGTTCTGCTTCTATAGCAAAGGGTGTATCTGCAACTCAGCAGACAAGACAGTCATTTGGTCTTGTTTATCGTTCGATGGTTGGTAATGATACTGAATCTACAGCACATGGATATAAGATTCATATTATTTATGGAGCAACAGCTTCTCCATCTGCAGTAGATCGTTCGACAATCAATTCAACAGTAGAGCCAGCTAAGCTTTCATGGGAAGCTAAAACAGTTCCAGTTGCAGTTCCTAATAAGCTTCCAACAGCACATATCATCATCGATTCTAGATTGGCAGATAAGCCAAAGCTTGCTGCTTTCGAGAAGACAATTTGGGGCGATGAGGCTAAGGATGCTAAGCTTCCTACACCACAGGAGATTATTGCAGCATTTGTTGGTTAATTTATAAAAGTAATAGTAGTTGTGATTATAGAAACAGCTACTATTTTTTTATTTTTGTATAACGAAAGGATGAATAAAAAATGGGCGTTGTAATTAAAGATATAACATATAATGATTTAAACGGAGATACTCAAACCGAAAGAGCTTGGTTTAGGCTATCAGCACTAGAGCTTAATGAGCTTAATGATATGTATGACGGTAAAACGGATAAGCTTCTAGATAAGGCTATTAAGAATAAGGATACTTCATTTATTGCAAAGTATCTAAAAGATGTAATCGTTCTAGCGTACGGTGTAAAATCTGAGGATGGAAAGAAGTTAGTTAAGACTCCAGAGATTAGAGAAGCATTTGATGGGTCTTTGGTGTTTGATGAAATCTATACTGAACTGCTTCTAAATCCAGAAGAGGTTGAGAGATTTATAGAAGGAATTACGCCAAAGGAAGTTATGGAACAGGCTAAGGAATATAAGTTTCCGAATAAGTAAATGTTAACAATTACTATTCCAGATGTTGAGTTATTTGATGAAGAATCAGAAACTTTTATAAACTATAAAGGTGGCAGAATAACACTTGAGCATTCATTGCGTTCAATTTCAAAATGGGAAACTAAATACTGTAAGCCATTTATAAATCCGGACGATAAAAGATCATCTGAAGAAAATATTTATTATTTTAAATGTATGACTATAACCGATGATGTTCCAGAGTATTTATATTATATGTTTACGATGGATAATTATCGCGAAATAAATGAATATATAAATTCCGAATTAACTGCCACGACATTTTCGATATTCGGAGAAGAAAAAAGTAAAGGCATGGCTAAAGTTATAACTTCAGAACAAATATATTATTGGATGATATCTTATGGTATACCTATGGAATGTCAGGATTGGCATTTAAGTAGATTATTGACATTGATAAAAGTATTTAATGTTAATAATAGCGATGAGAAATTATCAAAAGAAGAAATATATGAGCGTCAAAGAAAAATAAATGCTGAGGCTAGAGCTAGAATGAAATAATTATTTGGAGGATTGATATGTTAGGTATTAAAGTTGAAGGTACTGGGTTTTCTGATGCCCACGATTTTTTAAAGAATATGAAATTATCAATCCTTTTGAGTAAATTAGAAAAATACGGCCATATGGGGGTAGACGCATTACGTGAAGCTACCCCCAAAAGGACCGGTTTAACAGCTAATTCATGGGGGTATAAAATAGAGCAACAAGATAATAATGTTCGTTTAGTTTGGACGAATTCTAATGTAAATAATGGAGTTGCTATAGCATTTATTATTCAGCATGGACACGGGACTGGCACTGGCGGATTTGTACAAGGTATAGACTATATAAATCCAGCTATGGAACCAGTTATTGATAAAATATCAGATAAATTACGAGAGGAGATTGCGAGACTATGAGTCAAGGTAATGAATTCGAAAATGTCGTTGTCTTAAAATTTGACAATGCCGACTTTGAGAAAAAAGCCAGAGAAAGTGATAAAACATTGCGCAAGTTTGATGACTCATTACAGAAAATTGGCAAAGGTAAACATTTTAAAAATTTAACCGAGTCCGCCAATAATCTGAATTTAAACAAGCTTTCGCAGTCTATTGATACTGTAAATAAGAGATTCTCATTAATGGGAATTGTTGGAGCTACAGCTATCGCCAAAATATCTAGCGCATTAATGAATAAAGGATGGTCTGCGATAACTGCCATTCCTAGACAGATATTATCTGGCGGTAGGCAAAGAGCACTTGATATACAACAGGCTAGATTCCAGTTACAAGGATTATTCCAAGATACTAAGAATGCTAGTAAAATGATTAACCAGGTAATGAAAGATGCTAGTGATGCCGTTGATGGAACTTCATATGGTCTTAATGAGGCAGCTAAGGCTGCTTCTCAATTAGCAGCATCTGGAATTAAACCTGGGAAACAGATGGCCGGAGTACTTAAAAGTATTACTGGCCTGGCGGCTATGACAAATTCTTCGTTTGAAGATATGTCTCAAATATTTACAACAATTGCTGGTAATGGTCGTATAATGGGTAAAGAGCTTATCCAAATATCATCGAGAGGTATAAATGCCGCACAAGCAATTACTAAATATTTAAATGCTCATGCTGGAGCAAAAGAAAAGTTAATGGCTGCCGGTGAAGCAACTGGACGAAACCGTAAATTATTTGCAGAGCTATCTCAGCAAGCAGAATGGACTGAAAGAGATATTAGAAGTTTAGTATCTGCTGGAGTTGTTGACTTCCAGACATTTTCTGATGCAATGAATTATGCATTTGGTGACCAGGCTAAAAGAGCTAATGAAACCTACGCTGGTTCTTTAGCTAATATGAAAGCCGCTTTATCAAGAATCGGTCAGGGTCCAATGGAAGCCCATCTCCAAAATATGACCAAAATATTTAACTCGCTTAGGGTTATAATAAACGGAGTTAATAATGCAACTAAACCACTACAATATGGTTTTATGCGACTTAGTCGTATTGGTACTAATGCTTTAGTTGGTATGTTAAACTCAGTTGGCAAAGCATTATCAGTTTTTGAAGGCCAAGGCAAATATTTTTCTGAGAAGATGAATGACTTCTTGTACGGAGATGATAAAAAATCAAAATCAGCTATTTCTAACAATAATAATATTGCTAAAAGTTTACATAAAGTAGCTGGGGCTTCCGAAACTGTAACTAAAAGTGCTAAAAATAGTATAACCGCTATGTCACCGTTACAGGTATTAGGTACAATATTCACCAATATAGCAAAAGCCGGTCAAGCTGTATGGTCTGTTATTAAAAAAGTATTCTCTACGCTATGGTCTATTATGTCTGGATTGGGAGTAGTGGTATTAGGCATTGGTTATGGATTAGTGTGGCTTACTGGAAAATTTGTAGAATTTATACAATTTATAAGTTCAAAAGCAATCGGAGCATTAAATAAATTAGGTTCTGGTTTTAATAAATTTGTAGTTCCTGCAATTAAGTCATTTACTAGAAAAATGGTTGATGCTAGTCATAGTATTATAGATTTTATCAAGCATTCTAATAGAATGCAGCGTTTATCAACTGCAACACACAATATATTTGTAAGACTCGGTGCTACAATATTACAAGTATGGTCTAATATAACTTCTAAAATAAGATCTTCTGCAAATGGTGGAAGACTTGAAAAAGTTAAACTTGTATTAGAGAAACTTTTGGGTATAGTAAAAGAACTAGGAGGACGAGTATTAGATGCGGTTATATCTAAGTTTGAAAAACTTGGAAATAGTACAAAAGCGTTTCATCTTCCATCTATTAGTAATATTACTGGTGGAGCATTAGGAGCTTTATCTAAAGGAAAGGATTTTATAAAATCTTTATTCGGAGTCAATGAAGTGTATGGCGCCGATAGCAAAGAAGCTATAAATCAGTTAAAAGATAGCGCTTCTGATATAGCAGATGCAACAAATGGTGCAGCTAATACATTACGTAAAGCTAATCAGAATTTAAGAAATGCTACGCCTACTTCGAGTATGGGCCCATTAAGTGGATTAATTGAGAAAATAAAGAGTATTGCTGGTGGAATGGCTAATACTTCTAATTCTATAAAAGATGGAATTAAGAATGCTACTTTATTCCAAAAATTCACAAAAGTAGTTGGGCATATTGGTTCTGATTTACAGTCTCAATCTTTGAGTGAAAACATAGGCAATATAACAAAACTAGGTAATTTATATCTTGGTTTTAAATTTTTAAAACTTATGAAGAAAATGCCTAAAGTATTTGATTCAATATCAGGAATGTTTAACTCACTTGGTGAGTTGGCAAAGGCTCATAAAAAGAAAGTTAAATATAATAGTCTAAAAGCCATTGGTATTACACTATTTTTATTTACTGCATCGATAGGTATTCTATCTACAATACCTGCTGGTAAACTATTACAGTCTATAGGTATGATGATTATAGTTATAGTATCTGTAATGAAACTGATGAAGTTAGTAGATAAAATGGCAAGTGAGTCTAATGTAAATGTTAAGAACATAATCAAAATGACGTTTACCATTTCAAGTCTTGGATTATCTATGCTTTTATTGGCTAAAGCCGCTAAACTATTTGGCTCTATGAAAGTTGATGAATTACTAAAAGCTGGTGTGATGATTGGAAGTTTTCTAGCAATGATTGCTGGATATTCCATATTTGCAAAGCCGATAAAGGGTTCAACATATATATTCCGTGATATAGGGGTTTCTTTATTAGCGATGTCTATATCACTCCTAATTCTTAAGAGATTAAGTTGGGATGACTATGCCGAAAGTGTTACTAAATTATCAATATTAGTACTTGGTATAATTGGAGCATCTAAAATCATTAAAGCCAATAAAGGAAGTTTGGCTTCTATGGTTGGTTTAGGTTTGGCTGTAACTTTGTTAACTGGTCCACTTATAGCATTATCATTTATCCCATTCGATAAATTAATGCCAGCAGTAGCAGCATTAACATTTGTAATGTTTGCAGTAGCTGGGGCGGCTAGACTTGCTGGAGAATCTGCTCCGAAATTAGCAGGTTTAGTAGTTATGGGAGGAATTATATACGCAGTAGCTACATCATTAACTATATTAGCATTCATTCCTTGGAAAAAATTATTAGTTGGAACAGCAGCATTATCGACTGTAATATTATCATTAGCAGCGGCTGGATATATTGCAAGTTCTGCGATGTCTGGAGTAATAACACTCGGACTAATGTTCGGTGTGTTATTAGCAGCACTATACATTCTTAATGGTATGAAAATAGGTAATACTGTAAAGACATTAAGTAAGCTTGTAAATGTGTCATTGAAGATGGTTGCATTAAGTGCTGCTATGGCCTTACTTGGTGTATATGTTGGTGCATCTTTAGCAGGTGTTGTTGGTTTTGGTGCAGTTATAGCAGCAACCGCAACAGTATTAGCTGCTCTTGGCGCAATAAGTAAAATACCAGGTGCTAAAATGCTAGTAGATAGCGGTGGAAAATTCCTAGAGAAAATAGGTAAAGCTATTGGTCGTGGGGTTGGCGGAATATTAGCTGGTTTTAAACAGGCGGCAGGAATTAAATCTGCTGGTGAAATGGCTAAAGATATTGCCAAGTTTGTTAAATCTTTAAATGTACTATTTCAAAGTGTACGTGAAATGCGTAATGAAGGATTAGATAAACCATTATCAATCCTAACTAGAAATATTAAAACGTTATCATCATCTACAAAGTCATTGGCGGCATTCGGCGGTGATAAAGATAAGCTAGTGCAATTTGCAGATGCTATGAAGCATATGCTTTCAGCATTTAAACAATTCGCAGCAGATAGTGGGGCAATAAAGAACCTTGATAAAGCTTCTAAAATAGCAAAAGCTATTGGTAAATTGGCTAGAGCCGCAAAAGACATACCTAACACAAATGGTTTATTTACACTATTTACTGGAGAAAAATCATTAGCAACATTCGCTAAAGATTTAGTTGGGATGGCTAAGCATTTACAAATGGCATTTAAGGATGCAGTATTTGATGATTCTATGACCGCTACTGCTACAAACATGGCGTCAGTAATCTCTAGAATAGCTACTGTAGCTAAAAAGCTTGATGGTTTATCTGTTAAATATACTGGCGATTATGTAACGCCATTAAAGAATTTTGCGAGCGATGTTAAAAGCGCAGTCCCTAAATTTAAGGGATTTGCTGAAAAAGCTCAAGATTTGATTAGTTCATACCCAAATTTTGGTAGTATAACAGTTATAGTTGCTAGCGCAATGACTGCCATGGCCAATCTAGCTAAAAAGTTAGTTGGTAAAAGATTACACTACGATAGTGCATGGGTTCAGCCTTTAACTAATTTTGCATTAGATACGCAGCAGGCTATTCCTAAATTTGTTTCATTTGCAAATACTGCAAAGAAAATAACACCAGATCATGCTAGCGCAATTAAACAAGCTGCTGAATTAATGAATGTCATGGCTGGAATTAAACTCCAGAAAACAAGTTTCCTCAATGGTTTCTTTGGTGGTGTTAAATCACTAACTGGAACGGCTAGAGATTTGAAAGCAGCAATATCAATATTGGCCGGGATAAAGACTAAAGGCGTTGCTGGTAAAGCAGCAGAAATAAAGAATATCGTTTCGGATTTAAAAACTGCAATAGACTATGCTGGAGATCAGCAACTTCAGAATAAATCAGGTTTCGAAATGATAATCGGATTTGCAAACGGTATAACAAGTGGTCTTGATGGGGGATATATACAAGATGCATTAGCTAATCTAGGTTTTACTGTTCAAGCAGGTTTTGCTGGGTCCAATTATTTATATTCAGCTCAAGGCACTAAAGCAGTTGACAGCTATAAAACGCCTATACGTAGAGGACATGGTTTACGGTCTGCAGGATCAAAAGCTGGTAAACTAGCACTTCTAGGATTTGCGTCATATACTAAAAAATATCATAGTGAAGGTCGTAACGCTATGACTGGTTTTGCAAATGGTATTACTAAGTATTTAAGATTGGGTGTGGAAGCTGCTAAAAAAGCTGCTAGAAAAGCGCTTGAAGGTTTTAGAAGAGGACAAGATTCCAATTCGCCAGCTAAGAAGTATACTAAAGAAGGTCATAATTCAATTGAGGGATTTGTACTTGGTATACATCAACATCAAAAGTATGCTTATTCGGCAACTAAGGAACTGGCGGCTAGGGCCGTAAGTTCATTTAATGATTCTATGGAAGACTTCGGAAACGAAGTATATATGCCAGAAATCAAACCGGTACTAAATTTAGATAACATCGAATCTGGAGTTAACAAAATAGCAGACTTAATGTCTAATAGTAATACTATAGTAACAGACGGAGCTGCTGGAATGGTATCATCAGCAATACCAAGAAGTTCAAAGACTTGGACTCCTGGAAATAATGCTGAAATTCAAAATGAGAATTCTGGAGTGACATTTGTGCAGAATAATTACTCACCTAAGTCATTATCCAGATTAGAGATTTATAGAAATACTAAAAATCTTTTAGAGACAGTTAAGACTAATTCATAGGGGGTCTAAAATATGATTAACTTTTTAACGGTTACTAACTATGTTGGTAGGTCATTAAAGATAGACCTCCGAAATCCATGGTTGGTTGGGTTAAATATTACGTCTATAACTGGAATCGGTGCAGGAAAAGCAAGTATCAATTCTACAGAGCTTGCAACACGAGATGGCGGGGTATATAACTCCGCTCGTCTCTCCTACCGAAATATAGTTATAAATGCGCGGTTTTTGCCAATCCCGTCAATCGAGGAAAGTAGAAATCGTACATACGAATATTTCCCAATTAAAAAACCAATTATATTAACATTCGAAACGGATACAAAGAAAGTACAGATAAAAGGATATGTTGAGTCAAATGAGACTACACATTTTGAAGAAAGAACAGGAACGCAGATATCAGTTATTTGTGAGAACCCTTATTTCTATGATATATCAGAAGACTTTAATTCTGCTATAACATTCAGCAATATTCAACCGTTATTCGAATTTCCTTTTGAAAATAATAGTTTAACAGAACCTTTACTAGAGTTCTCATCATCAACAAGCATAACTGAGAAAAATATAGATTATCGTGGTGATGCTGAAGTTGGTATGTTTATGACTCTTCAGTTTACAGGTATTGTTAAAAACATAACTATACATAATATAACACTAGACCAGCATATGAAAATCGATACAAAAAGACTAAAGTCTATTGTCGGTACCGAATATTTTAAAGCTGGTGACGAAGTAACAATAAATACTATAATGGGTGAAAAGTTTATATATTTGCAGCGAAACGGGGAGACCAAATCCATATTGACATGTCTAGACAAGAATGTTGATTGGATTAATCTTGTATCTGGCGATAACCACTTTGCGTATGTGGCAGAGACTGGCATTGAATATATAAACTTCCAAATTAAGTATTTATTGTATTATCAGGGGATATAACTATGCAATTAAGAGTATTAAATCGAGAATTCATACCTTTAGAGGTGATAGATACATATAAGTCCCTTATTTGGACTGATAGATATGATTTATGTGGAGAATTCGAATTATGCCTAGACCCTTTAAGTGTAATAGCTAAAACTATACAAAAAGATTTATATCTTGAACTAGACGGTAGTGAACATTTAATGATAATTGAGGATTTTAATACTGAGACAGACTTTGATGATGGAGATTTGTTAATTATTAAGGGACGGTCGTTAGAATCTATCTTAGAACGAAGAGTCATCTGGCCACAGAAGGTATTTGACGGTAATTTTCAAAATCAAATAGAAACTATGATTAATGATGCCATTATAAATCCAACAATTGCAGATAGACGGATACCAAACTTTGTTTTTAAAAGAAGTACAGACCCAAACATTACTAAACTAACATTTAAGGAACAATTTACCGGAGATAATCTATATACAGTTATTACTGAAGCTTGTCGTAAAGCTAAATGTGGATTTAAGATACTTCTTAATAGCGAAAATAAGTTTGAATTTCAACTATACTATGGCATAGACCGTTCATACAACCAGTATGAGCGTCCAGTAGTTGCATTTACTCCTGGATTCGAGAATCTTAAAAAGTCAACATATAAAGAGAATAATAGTCCTTTCAAATCAATAGCTATAGTTGCTGGGGAGGGTGAAGGCGCTGCTCGTAAGTCAATTGCAGTACAAGCTTCGGAAAGTAAATCTGGGTTGTTAAGACGTGAGTTATATGTTGATGCTAGAGATATTTCTACAAATACAGAATCCGGTACAAATCTTACAGACGCACAGTATAATGACTTACTTAAAGAGCGTGGGATTAAAAATTTGAATGAGAATTTCTACGTACGTTCATTCGAGGGTGAGGCCGAGACGAATTCTGCATTTATTTTAAACAAAGATTTCTATATCGGTGATATTGTTCACATTGCTAATCAATACGGTAAAGAAGCTAAGAGTAGGGTTAGCGAAATTATCTTCTCGCATGATAAGGATAAACTTACAATAGTTCCTACGTTTAGCTCAGCCGAATTAAACCTAACCTATCAGGATGCACCTATTCAGACCCTTGTTCCGAATAGACCAGCAACATCTGAATCATTAGAAGAAGCTAAGAAAGCTATTGAAAAAGCTAACAAAGATATAGTTTCTATTATTCAAGATCTAAAAGAATTAATAGTATCGGTAGATGTACTATATTATGTTTCATCTAGTGCAACCGAATTAAAAGATGGAACATGGGTATCTCAAATAACCGGAGAAATTCAAAATGGATTTATTTGGACTAAGACTAAAACGGTTTATAAGGACGGACATATGTCTGAAACTAATCCTACTTGCATTTCTTCTAGTAAATCTGGAGAAGGAAAGCAGATAGCCGAGATTATTGAAGAGTATTACGATTCAACTTCTAAAAATTCCCCGGTGGGAGGTTCTTGGAAAACTTCGTTAGATGGCATAGATTTATCTTCACCAAATATAACAATATGGACAAGGACTAAGATCAGATATACCGATGGTAGTGAATCTATAGTTACTCCACAATCATTGAATAATGTAATAAATACTGCCGTAGAGTCTAGTTCTAAAGTCGATAATTTAGTCGAGAGAGCTAATAACGGAGACTTCAATGGTGCTCCTGGACCACAGGGCCCTCAAGGGGCTCAAGGTAATCCTGGTGAACAAGGTCCGCCTGGTCCTCTAGCATATGTTAAGATTATACCATCGAATATAAAAATAGGAACTTGTGATTTAGAAGCATTCTTGTTTGTTGATGGTGTATTAAAAACTGATGGAGTAACATATCATTGGAAGAAAGATAATGAGGACATTATTCTATATAATGCTAAGAAAATTACGGATGTAAGTATTACGTCTACAGTATATTCTTGTTATTGCGAATGGAGGTAATTATGGCGGATAAAAATGAAGCAATTGGCAGTTACGATCTAACACAGCTTTCAGTTATCACCGAAAGACAGATTAAAACAGATAGCAAAGTATCAGAATTAGAACCAACAGTACAGAATGTAAAGAAATATGTAAGTATTCACGATGGTTCTATATCGATTGGTTCTTCGGATTCTGATGTAAAAATGCAAATTGATAATGATTCTGTAGATTTAATAAATAATATTACTAATGCTAGTTTATGTAGTTTTAATAGTGAAACCACTATTGTTAAAAACTTAAAAGTTCTAAATAATTTAAAAGTTTGGGATTATAGTTTTAAACATGACGGTAATGGTAATATATTTTTTGGAAAGGATTAAAAAATGGCAGACTTTATAAATGGAGTTAAAGTAACTATTAATATGACGGAAAATGGTACCACATACCAAGAGGAATATGGAAAAATGATTCCTGGTAAGTCAAATGTTATATTGGAAGTAATATACGAAATTGAAGATAAAAGTTCATCATTTATTGGTGCTGTTGAATTTGGTAAATATGTTTCGTATTTAACATATATGCCATTCATAGAAAAAATGAAAATAAATAATTATGGAGATACTTGGTTATTAAATGGCGAAAATATAATTTACGAACATCGTGATAATGGTAATTTAGTGATAAAAATGCATTCTAGGGGTGTATTATCTAAAGAATATAATCAAAAATATGAGAATACATATATTATAGCAACATCTAAAAGACATTATAATACTATTGAAGATATACATGAATTTAGTTTTTCACTTTTTAATATGTATCCTTGGATTCTTCCAAAAATTGATGTTTTAGATATACAACGTAATACAACTGAAAATAAAGTAATATTAAAAATTAAATTCATTGGCTATTTAAAAAGTGAATTATTAAATAGTAATTTTTTTAAATTATATATAAAACAACAAACCGAAAGTTATTATCAAGAACTTAAAGTTTTAGATGATTGCGGGGTTATATATAATCACACTCCAGATTTAATTAATGGTGAATGGTATGATGATTTTATAGATATAACAATTAATAATGTTTCAGAGTATACTAATGATGCGCATTTTACATTTTATGACTTTGATGATTTTGTAAGTTATCCAAAATTTATAATTCCAGCGGTATATCAACTTTTATGTTTTGGTGGTGACGGTGATAGTATCGCTTTTGGTAAAAAATGTGAGCAACCAGGATTTGAAAATAATCTATCTAGCTGTTTTTATAAAGATGTACAATTTATGGATACTGTCAATTTCCACAAATCACCATCTGGAATAGCATCAGATAATGTAATTATAAATTATATGTTAGATAATACTATTCCAGAAGTATTATTCGGAAATGATTGGTGTGATGATGAATCATTTAGTCACGACGACCAGCATTATCCATATAAAAATGTTTATCAAATCGATTTAAAAACATATGGCATGACCGTTTCTGATTTCTTTAATAAATCTATGCTCGAAGTGTTTCCTCAAAAGCCACTTCCACAGTTATGTCCAAGAGTATATATACGTGATATTGGTAATAATAGAATAGAAGTTTGTATAATGACATTAAATAATAATTATGCATCAACTAATCTAAAAATTAGAATAACATTTTCAGATTAAGGAGGTGAATTTATGGCATTTACTTTTGGTTTTTATAATTCTAAAAATCATGACCGTATGTACGATGCTCGTCAATTTTGTAGTA